GCTTCCGGGCGCACGACCACTGCGCCTGCACGGTCGAGATTCAGTACCGAACCGAGCAGACATTGCCTCACGGTTCGGCCGCCGACCAGGCGCTGTGGAACGACGTGACCGCCGGCTACCACGGCCGCGACGCCATCAACGCGTTCCGCCGAGCCGTCGACAACGGCGCCTAGCTCTACCGATGGGCCCGACAGGGGCCCCTCACACCCGACAGGGGAATCACATGGCAGACGACCCGACGCCCGACACGGACGATCAAGGTCCCGACCCCGAGCCCGAACCACCTCGACGCACCGCGAAGTCCGGCCCTGACAAGGACTGGGAAGCGGAGGCCGAGAAATGGAAATCGCTGGCTCGCAAGCACGAGAAGGCCGCCGCCGACCTCCGCCCCTACGCCGACAAGGCCAAGGAGCTGGAGGACGCCTCCCGGTCCGACATCGAACGTGCCGCCAACGAAGCCGCCACGAATCTGAATCGCGCCGAGAAGGCCGAGACGGAGGCGATGCGGCTTCGGGTCGCCCTCCGCATGGGACTCAACGAGGTCCAGTCGCGGCGACTCGTCGGCTCGTCCGAGGAGGAACTGGAGGCCGACGCCAAGGAACTCCTGGCGTCGTTCCGGCCGGCGGAGGAGAAGGACGACGACAAGAGCGAGGAATCGGACGCCGAACCCGAGCGCCCGGAGAACTCGCGTCGTCGCCCCCAGGAACGCCTCCGTCCCGGTGCCGTGCCTGACGCGGACACCGAGCCGGAGGAAACCGACCCCCGGAAGTTGGCGGCCCTGGTGCCGCGCAAGGACTTCGGGATATAGCCCACCGCTCGGAGCCGCCACGGAGCCGCGCGGACCCTTCATCCTCATAGGAGGTTTCCGTGGCAAATACGTTCATCAAGCCGACGCGGATCGCGGGCATGGTCCTCGGCCTGCTGGAGCGGGAACTGGTGCTCCCGCGCCTCGTGACCCGCCTGGGCCTCGCGGACTTCCGGGGCGCTTTCAACGACACGGTCAACGTCCGAATCCCGGCGTATGTGAACGCTCGTGAGCAGCCCTGGCGGTCCGGCGCGACGATCACGCTCGACGAGCTGTCCGAGACGTCGTTCCCCGTCCAGCTCAACAAGCACCCCTACAGCGCCGTGGCGATCCAGGACGAGGAGCTGACGCTCGACATCGTGTCCTTCGCCGACCAGGTACTGCGCCCGCAGATTCGGGCCGTGGCGGAGAAGCTGGAGAGCTACGTCTACACGGCGATGACCGGCGCCGACCTGCACTGGGCCCCCATCGCCATCGGTATCGGCGACGCTCCCGCCGGCGGCGGCACGGACTACGACAACGACGCGAAGGACGTCCTCGTCGCCATCAACGAGGCCAACCGCCGCTTGAACGTCAAGAACGTGCCCCGCTCCGATCGGGTCATCGTCATGGGTGCCGACATCGAGGCCGCGCTGCTCAACGGCAGCCAGCTCCTCGACGCGGGGTTCGCCGGGAGCGACGACGCGCTGCGCAACGCCATGGTGGGTCGCCTCTACGGGATGCCGGTCGTCTCGACCAACTCCATCCCCACCAACGAGGCGTGGGTGTTCCACCAGAGCGCTTTCATCCTGGCCAACGTGGCTCCGGTCGTGCCCGATGGCGTCGTCACCGGCGCCACGGCGGCGCTCGATGGCCTGGCCGTGCGCTGGATTCGGGACTACGACCCGATGACGTTGCGCGACCGCTCGGTCGTCTCGGCCTTCGCCGGCGGTGCCTCGGTCGAGGAGGACCCCGACCGCACCTCCAACGTGGGCGACCAGATCGAGAACATCCGCGCCGTCAAGATCATCGCCACGGGTTCGTGACGCTGTGTCCACGCCGACGCTGGCCACCCTCGCTCAGCTAGAAGCACGCACCCCGGGCGGCATCGCGCCCTCGGATCAGGCTCGCGCTCTCGCGGCGTTGGAGGACGCGTCGGCGTGGATCAGGTCCGAAGCCGGCACGGACTGGATCGACGACGCCGGCGCACCGGAAACGGTGCCGCCGGTGATCGTCAGCATCTGTTGCTCGGTCGCCCGCAGGGTGCTCGACAACCCCGACGCATTGACGTCGGAGACGGTGGCCGGCTGGTCCGGCACCCGCGCCGACTCGTCGTCGGATACGTACCTCACCAGCCAGGAACGCTCGATGATCCACAAGGTCGTCGGGAGCGGCGGTGGCATGGTCAACATCCCGCTGGAGAGCCCCTACCTGGCACCGGGGTCGTGGGGCTACTACCTCGACGACGAGAACAGGCTGCGCCTCCTGTGAGCCTCGCTGGGCTGCTCTGCCACGAGGTCACGATCGTCCGACCGGCGACCACGGTCGATCGTTACGGCGACGCCGTGAAGGGGACGACGGGGCGCTCGTGGCGGACGCTGGCCCGGGTCGTGCAGATCAATCGCACCGAGAATCACGACGGCCGCGAGGCCCGCGTGACGTCCTGGCTGCTGTACCTGCCGGCGGGGACCGACGTCGTCGCCCTCGACCGCGTGCAGTGGGACGGCCTGACGTTCGAGGTCGACGGCGTCCCCAACCGGGCGCCCGACCGGCGCCAGGAGCATCACGTCGAATGCAACCTGACGATCACGGAGGGGTAGGGCCCGTGGACACCTCGATGGACGACGACATCATCGTCACCGAGCTTGAAGCCTTCGGCGTGATCGGTGAGCTGGCCGCCGCCGCGGCCCGTCACCGGGTCATGGTGAGCATCACCTTCTCGCCCTACGAACCCCCGGACGGCGACTGATGAAGGTGCTCTACGTCGGCAACTTCTCGGTCGCTCACAGCACCGAATCCCACGTGGGTCAGGCGCTCGAAGCCAACGGCGTCACGGTCGATCGGCGCCAGGAGAACCAGGTCGACTGGACGTCGCTGGCCCGTGACCTGGGTGACGCCGACTTCGTGCTGTGGACGACCACCAACGACTACGCCCCGCCCCGCACCTACGGCGCGCAGCGCGGGTTCCTGCACGACTGCCGGGTCCCGGTCATCTCCTACCACCTCGACATCTGGTGGGAGCTGAGCCGCCAGCATCTGATCTACGAGGCGCCGTTCTTCCGCACCGACCTCGTCGTCACCGCCGATGGCGGCCACGACGAGATGTGGAAGGCGGCCGGCGTCAACCACCGTTGGATGCCGCCGGGCGTCTCTGAGTTCGAGTGCGGCGGTGGCACCCCCCGAGATGAGTACCGCTCGCCCGTCGCGTTCGTGGGCTCGTGGAACGGCAGCTACCACCGCGAGCATCGGCATCGGGGCGAGCTGGTGGCGTGGCTCCAGCGCAACCGCGACGACTGCACATTCTGGCCGCGCCCCGGTGAGCACGCGATCCGCAACGAGCCGCTGCGCGACCTCTACGCCTCGGTCGACGTGTTCGTGGGCGACTCGTGCTTCGCCGGCCGCATCGCCAACTACCACTCCGACCGCATCCCCGAATGCCTGGGCCGCGGTGGCTTCCTGCTGCACCCCGTGGTCGACGGCGTCACCGACGGCTCGCTCTACAGCGACGGCGAACACCTCCGCACCTGGCGGACAGGCGACTGGGAAGCCCTGCGCTACCTGCTCGACCACTACACCGAGCATCCCGAGGAAGCTCGCGCCATCGCCGAGAAAGGCCGAGCCCATGTCCTGCAACATCACACGTACACGGTCCGTATGAGGGAACTGCTGGCGCTCGTGGCCACGACGGTCCCGGCGAGCTTCGCGTGATAGGGCTGATCCGTCGACTCGCCCTACCGATCGCGGTCGTCTCCCTCATCGTCAACGCCTTCATCACCATCGTCTCGCTCGTCCTCTGGTACCTCGCCCTCCAGAACAAGTGGCTCGACTCGGTGACGTTCGTCAGCAACATCTCGATGCTGGCGCTCCTCTTTGCGGGAATCTCCGGCACGGCCGCTGCGACCGCCGGCATCCTCGCGCTCGTCCCGACGGACGATCTGTTCGCCGATGAAGGGAGCGGCAGCTCGTGAAGTTCTCCCTGCTCTGCCCGACCCGTTCTCGACCGGGTGCATTCGCCTCGATGGTCGCCTCTGCTGCGGCCACCGCCGCGCACCCCGAGGACATCGAGGTCATCGCCTACATCGACTTCGACGACCCCGAGCTACAGGACTACGGGGCCGGGGTGTCGGGGGGCGTCACGGTCAGCCACGTCGTCGGCCCCCGCTGCGTGTTGAGCGACGCATGGAACCGGGCCAGCAGGGGAGCCAGGGGCAACGTCTGGATGATGGCCGCCGACGACCTGCGGTTCATCTCCCTCGGCTGGGATGACATCGTCAACGACGCCCTCAACTGGTATCCCGACGACATCGCGCTGCTGTACGGGCGCGACGGCCACGCCGATGAGCGCATGGCGACGCACCCCTTCGTGACCCGCCGCTGGGTCGACATCGTGGGCCGCTTCACCGCTCCGTACTTCCCGGCCGACTACTGCGACCTGTGGCTGCATGAGGTCGCCAAGAAGGTCGGCCGGGCGGTGTACCTGCCGCAGCTCCTCATCGAGCACCTGCACCCGTCCTTCGGGCTCGGGACGTGGGATCAGACGCACAAGGAACGGATGGAGCGGGCCCGGGGCGCTGACCTGCCGGCGGTGTGGGAGCGCACCGAGCCCGAGCGCGACGCCGAGGCCGCTCGGCTGACCGGATTCATCGAGGTGAGCGCGTGACGTTCCCCGTCGTGTGGCTGATGCCCGACGTGCCTCGGGCGCACAACGACAGCCGCTGGCGCCTCACCTGGGCGCAGAGCCAGATCGAGGACATCCTCACCGAGCTGGGCGGCGAGCACACGGTCGGCTTCGACGATGTCGACGGCGGTGCCGCGGTGGTGATCCCCGGCGAGTATTACGTCGATGCGGTCGACTGGATCGGCAACGAGCTGGACAACCTCGATTGGGCCGTCGTGTTCATCACCTCCGACGAGCGGTCCGCCTTCCCGGCCAGCAAGCTCAACGATCACCGTCTCGACCGGATGCGGGTGTGGGTGCAGACGCCCCGGCCTGGCCGCTACCACGGCGACGCCCGGTTCCTGCCGTTCGGGCCGCCGCCCAGCACCCGCCGGCTCCTCGGCGACCTCACCGAACCGGGCCAGGGCCGGGCCCTCGACTGGTTCTTCGCCGGGCAGGTCAACCACGCCCGCCGGCGTCACCTCGTCAACATGCTGCCCTCGACCGGCGGCAAGCTCATCATCACGGAAGGCTTCCTCGGCGGGCTCGACCGGGCGGAGTACCTGGCGACGCTGGCCGAGGCGAAGGTCATCCCCTGCCCGTCGGGGCCGTCCACGCCGGACTCGTTCCGGGTGTGGGAGGCGTTCGAGGCCGGCTGCGTCCCCGTCATCGACGGACTCTGCCCCGGCTACGAGCAGTCGGGCTACTGGCCGCTCACTCTCGGCTCGAACCCCGACTGCCCCGTCGACACCGACTGGGCGCCGCTGCCCCGCCAGATCAACCGGCTGGTGGCGGAGTGGCCGACACCGGCGAACCGGGCGGGGGCGTGGTGGTCGAACTTCCAGCGTGACCTCCGCCGCCGCATCCGCATGGACCTCGACGCCGTCGCCCAGCGGCCGGTGTGCCGCGCCGACGACATCACGGTGCTGGTCACCACCAGCCCGATCCCCTCCCACCCCGACACCGCCATCATCGAGGAGACGGTGGCCAGCGTCCGGCACTGGCTGCCCGATGCCGAGATTCTGGTGCTGGTCGACGGCGTGCGCGAGGAGCAGGCGGGTCGAGCTGCTGACTATGCCGCCTACCAGGAGCGGCTGCTGTGGCTGGCCCGGCACCGCTGGGGGCGCTGCACGGTCATCCGCCACGAGCACCACCAGCACCAGGCGAACATGACCCGCCACGCGCTCGACCGGGTCGACACGCCGCTCATCCTGTTCATGGAGCACGACACCCCGCTCGTCACCGACGAGCCCATGGACTGGGACGCCATCAAGGCGCCGCTGCTGGCCGACGAGCTGGACGTCATGCGCTTCCACTACGAGGGCGCCGTCCCCGACGCCCACTACTACCTGATGCTCGACCACCAGGCCATCGACATGGGTGGCTGCCCGGTGATGCGGACCCGACAGTGGAGCCAGCGGCCCCACCTCGCCCGCACCGACCTCTACGTCCGGCTCCTCGACGATCACTTCCCGGCCACCTGCTCGACGATGATCGAGGACGTCGCCCACGCCGTGGTCCAGAAATACCCGTGGCGCTTCCACCGCCTGGCCGTCTACGCCCCCTCCAGGCGCAACATCAAGCGGAGCCTCCACCTCAACGGGAGGGGCGCCGACCCGATGTACGACATGACGGTCCGGTGAAGCTCGGCATCATCGCCCGCTCCGAATCCCGCGGGCTCGGCATCCAGACGTGGGAGGCGTGCCGGCACCTCAACCCTGACCGTGTGCTGCTGGTTGAGCCGAAGCCGGCGGGCTGGATTCAGCACCCCGACCGCTACGCCCGCTTCGATACGACGCAGGTCCAGTGGTACCAGGGCCAGCTCCACGAGACGACGGTGCGCTCGTGGCTCGACGGGCTAGACGTCGTCTACACCGCAGAGTCCGACTACGACCGCCGCATGGCGGGCTGGTGCGCCGAAGCCGGCGCCGCGCTCGTCCGCCACGTCAACCCCGAGCAACTGGCCGCCCAGGAGCTGCGCCACGCCGGCCGCACCGTCTGGTGGGCGGCCACGCCGTGGCGTCTCGACCACCTGCCGGCCAGCACCAGGGTGGTGCCGATGCCGGTGGCGATCGAGCGGTTCCGGCCGGCGCCCCGGGCGACGGGGAAGGTGAGCTTCCTGCACGTCGTCGGCCACCAGGCGCAGGACGACCGGGCCGGCAGCCGCACCGTTGCCCGCTCGATCGAGCACATCGTGCGCCCCTGCCGGCTGACGGTGACCTGTCAGAACCGCCGCATGGACATCGGGTTCAACGGCACGCCCACCGTCGAGGTCGACGTGCAGCCCCGAGGCATCGAGGACTACTGGAAGCTCTACAAGGGCCACCACGTGCTCATCGCGCCCCGGCGCTACGGCGGCCTGTCGCTGCCCACGCTCGAAGCCGCCGCCGCCGGCATGGCCATCGTGATGCCCGACTGCTCGCCGAATGAGGGCTGGCCGGGGATGCGCCTGCCGGTCGCTCGCCGCTCCACCGTGCTGATGCGCTGCGGCCCCGTCGATGTCTACGACGTCCACCCCGAAACCCTCGCCGCCGCCATCACCAACCTCGCCTCCGATCCCGACCTGGTGGCCGGGATGAGCGTGGGGGCCCGCCGCTGGGCGGAGACGCAATCGTGGGAGGCGCTGACGCCGCTATGGATCGAGGAGTTCGATCGGGCGTATCAGTCGTCGTTCCCTGGTACCCCTCCGACGAGCACCGCGAGCGGGCCTGGCGATGGGTCCGGGCCGCCTACGGCCAGCGCCATCCCGGCTGGCAGGTAGTCGAAGGACGCGGAACCCAACCCTGGGTCAAGGCGCACGCCGTCGCTGACGGCCTCGAACGGGCCACCGGCGACGTCCTGGTCATCGCCGATGCCGACGTCTGGTCCAACCACCTCGACGACGCGATCGCCGCCCTCGATGAAGGGGCCTCATGGGTGGTCCCCCACCATCTCGTCTTCCGCCTGACGAGCGAGGTCACCTCCGTCGTCATCGAGGGCGGCGTTCACGTCGCCGAGCTGTCTGCGGCGGATTGCGAGCAGGCGCCCTACCCCGGATGGGCCGGCGGAGGCGTCGTCGTGATCCGCCGCAGCGACTACCTCCGGGCCCCGCTCGACCCCCGCTTCGTGGGCTGGGGCCAGGAGGACGCCTCGCTGGCCATCGCCCTCGACGCCGTCGTAGGGCCCCACGCCCGGCTCCCGCACCCGCTGCTGCACCTCTGGCACCCGCCGCAGGCCCGAGCGAGCCGTGTCACCGGCAGCGACGCCGGCCACGCCCTGTGGACCCGCTACCGCGCCTCCGCTCGGCGGGGGCGCATTCCCGCCCTCGTGGCCGAAGGGATCGCTCATGGCCGTGAAGCTCGAACTGAGGATGCTGGGCGTCCGGCAACTGAATCTCCTGCCGGCGATGGCGAATCTGATTCAGGACAAGGCCGAGATGATCGCGAATGCGGCTGACGCCGCGGCCGGCGACCCTTTCGGTCATCGGGTCGAGTCGGGCCGGGGCACCCGTCGAGTGCGCTCCGCGGTCATCACCGACACCCACAAGGCCATGTATATGGAGGCCCGCTTTCGGACGCTGACGTCCTCGATTCGAGCGGGCCGTGGCTGAGGTCGTCGTCTTCGGCGACGTCGAGGCCGCGCTCATCGACTTCCTCAACACCGAGCTGTCCGCCCGGGGCTACGTGGCCCCGGTCACCAGCCTCGTTCCCCGAACCCGGCCGTCGTCGTTCGTGCGGGTGTTCCGCACCGGCGGGGGCCACAACCTCGACCCCAACATCCCCAACGAGGAAGCACAGGTCACCGTCGAGTGTTGGGCGGGGACGCATTCCGGCAGCCACGACCTCGCGCAGATCACGAGGGGGCTCATCTACAGCAGCCGGGGCGTCGTCGACAACGTCCAACGCATCGAGGAGCTGGGTGGTCCCGCGTACCTGCCGGACCCCCTCTCCGACCATCCCCGCTACACGTTCACGCTCCTCGTGACGTGGCGCGGATGGGCTGAACCCGGCAGCTAGCCGGCACCGCAAGGCAACGCCAACGGTGCCGTCGCGCGCGGCTGCACCCGAACGACAGGAGGCCCTTTCCGTGGCACTCGATTCCGGCAACGTGCGCGTCGGTGTAACCGGCGCCGTCCACGTCGCACCCCTTGGCACCGCTCTCCCGACGTCTCCGCTCACCACCCTGCCTGGCGTATGGCAGGAGCTGGGCTACGTGAGCGACGGCGGCATCACCCAGTCGATCAGCGTCGACACGACCGACGTTCAGGCGTGGCAGAACGCCACCACCGTCCGCACGCTCCAGACGGGCCACACGGTCACCTACGCGCTCGAAATGCTGGAGGTCAACTGGGTCACCCTCGACACCTACTTCGGCAACTTCTCCGGTGGCGTGTCGGAGCTGACCGCCGGCTCGACGCTGCGCAAGAGCTGGGTGTTCGACATCGTGGATGGCTCGGAGAACCTGCGCATCGTGGTCCCCGAGGGTCAGATCACCGAGCGGGGCGACACCGTGTTCGTGTCCGGTGACGCGGTGAAGCTGCCCATCACCATCACGGCCTACGACGACGACGACGGCGTGAAGGCATACGTCTACAACACGGTCGCCGGCTCCTGATGGAAGACGCCCACGAGTTCGACCTCGACGCCCTGGTGGCGGAGCGTGCGCCGCGCAAGCCGTTCACGTTCCGCTTCGGCGGCGAGTCCTACACCCTGCCCGCCGTCGTGGACGTCCGTGCCGCGGCGGCGCTGTCGGACGGCGACCTCACCACCGGGCTGCGGTACATGCTCGGCGCCGAGCAGTGGGAGCGCCTGGCCGCCACCGAGGTCACCTTCGACATCGAGGCGCTGAACGCGCTCCTCGAACGCTACGGCGACCATATCGGAGCATCCGTGGGGGAATCGTCAGCCTCCACCGGCTCCTCAAAGAGCACGGGGAGGCGGTCGAAGCCGACCTCCAACGGTTCTACGGAACCGACCTTGGTGCGCTGATCGAGACGTGCCGGTGGCGACGTCTCGGCGTGCTCGTGCGCCAGCTCCCCGCGGAGTCGGCCACCTACCGCGCCCTCGGGGGGCCGGAGGCGTCGTGGACGCTGTCCGAGCACCTGTTGGCCATGGCGGTCGACGTGCTGCGCGCTGCCAACTGGCAGCGCGGCGGCAAAGGCGCGCGCCCCAAACCGCTTCCTCGCCCGGGGAGCGATGCCGAGGTCGACGGGGTCGGCGACCACCGATACCGGCCGCGGACCTCGGCCCGCAACGCCGAGGAGTTCCGCGAGTGGCTGGCTGCTCGCCGCATCGAGGAAGGGGTGACGTGACATGGCCGTAGAGCTAGGTGTCGCCTACGTCAGCGTCGTTCCGTCCGCACGGGACTTCGGCGCGAACCTGCGCAAGCAGCTCGGGGACCTGTCGGCGAAGGTCGCCGTCAGCGTGGACAGCAGCGCCGTCTCGAACCTGCGCAAGCAGCTCTCGGGGTTCTCCACCAACGTCGGCGTCAACGTCGATGGTGCCGCCGCCAACTCGAAGCTGCGCTCCTCGCTCGGCGACCAGAGCGCGCTGGGCAAGCAGATGGGCGAGTCCGCCGGCTCCTCGATGTCGTCGAGCATCATCTCGTCGGCCACCAAGGCGCTGGCCACCGTCGCCGCGACGATCGGCCTAACGAAAGCGGCCCGAGAGGGCTTCGACGTCGCCATCAACTTCGAGACGACGGAGGTGGCGTTCGCCGGCCTGCTGGGCTCGACGGAGGCGGCTCAGGCCAAGCTCGAAGAACTCCAGAACTTCGCGAAGGTCACGCCGTTCGACTTCCCCTCCATGGCGGACGCCTCGAAGAAGCTGCTCGCCTTCGGCTTCGACGCCGAGTCGATCATCCCGACGATGCAGACGCTCGGCGACGCCGCGGCGGCGTTGGGCGTGCGCCCCCGTGACACCGAACTCGTCGTGCGGGCCCTCGGTCAGATCATTTCCAAGGGCCGCGTCCAGCTCGAAGAACTCATCCAGATCGCCGAGAACTTCCCGGGCTCGAACCCGATCCCCGCCCTCGCCGCATCGGTCAACGCGTCGGTCCCCGACTTCGTCAAGGCCCTGTCGCAACCCGGCGGCGCTCTGGAGGAGTTCGGCCTGACCGGCGAGCAGGCCGTTCAGACGATCCTGGCCAGCTTCAAGGACATCAAGGGCGCCGAGGGCGCCATGCAGCGTCAGTCGCTGACGCTGAAGGGCGCGCTGGAAACCCTGAAGGACCAGCTCCGCATCACGGCGATCGAATCGCTAAAGCCCTTCCTGCCGGGCATCTCGAAGGCGATCCGCCTCACGATCGTCCCGGCGCTGGAGACGGTCGGAGACAAGGTCAAGATATTCGCCTCCGAGATGGACGGCGTCGGGAAGCCGGTCGAGGGCCGCTTCGCGAAGATGGGCGACGCGGTCGGCCGATTCGGCAAGAAGGCCGGCAAGGGCCTCAAAGAGTTCCGCTCCGAGCTGGATGGCATCGGCAAGCCGGTGGAGGGTGAGTTCGCGAAGATCGGCGACGCGGTCGGCCGTTTCCTGAACCTGCTGAAGCCGCTGCCCAAAGCCTTCGCCGACGCGTTCCGCACCGGCAACATCACCACCGCCGACGGGATCGCCGGCACCGCCGAGCGCCTTGGCGTCGCATTCCGCGGCGCGGTCGACGGCGTCAAGGCATTCGCCACGGCATTCGTCACCGGCAAGGCCGACGTGGACGCGTCCGGGTTCTCGGGCCTGATGTCGACCCTCGGCGACATGGCCCGGGGCCTCGTGGACTGGTTGCAGGTCCAAATCCCCCTCGCCATCGACAAGTTCAACGAGGCGTGGGACCTGGCCGTTCCGAAGGTCAGGGATTTCTTCCAATTCCTGGTCGACAACAAAGACACCCTGCTGCTCGTCACGGCCGGCATCGGCGGGTTCCTGGTCGCCATGAAGGAAATGTCGGTCGTGCAGTCGACCGCCAAGTCGGCCGCGAACCTGACCACGGCGCTCCTCGGCCTCGGCCCGGGCGGTGTCGTCATCGCTGGGCTCCTCGCGCTGGCCGGGGCGCTCACCGCCGCCTACATCGAGATTCCGCCCTTCCAGGACGCCGTGAAGGACGTCGCCAAGACGTTCCAGGACGAGGGCCCGAGCGCGGCGATCGAGGATGCGACGTCGAAGATCGACACGTTCCTCAGCAACCTGTGGGAGACGTGGAAGCCGAAGCTGGCGGACTTCTTCACCACGGCGACGGCGTTCATCCAGGAGAAGATCGGCGACCTGTTCGGCTTCGAGGTCGTCCCGCAGGAGCAGCAGGACTGGGCAAAGGCGTTCAACGTCCAACCGCCGGCCCCCCCGTCGCTCGACTTCCCGGGGACCAGCTTCGTCGATCCGCCGAAGCCCAAGATATTCAAGTCGTTCGCCGAAGGCTTCGCCGATGCGATGATAACGGAAATCATCCCCGCCATCGGTGACTCGATCAATAAGCACAAGGGGGACCTCGGCAAAGAGCTGGAGAAGCTGGCGGAAGCGGCCACGGATTGGGCCAAGGACCCGAAGAACTGGGCAGGAGTTGGCCTTGCTCTCGGCTCCTCAATCGGGAAGATTGTAAGCAAGAACATGCTTTCGGATGCGCTACTACTCGGCGCGATCCCCGAGGGCATCTTCGACAGTCTCGACAAGGCGATCACCGTGGAGAAGCTGGCCCCGATCGCCGCGAAGATCGTCGTGGGAATCCTGACGTTCCCCGAAGCAGTCTCCGACGTGATCGACAAGTGGTGGAAGGCTGCGTTCGACCAGCTCAATACGTGGCTCACCAACGAAGCGTTCCAGCGGGTCGTCATCAATCTCGTCACGGGCATCCTCACGTTCCCCGAGGACGTCTCTGACCAGATCGACAAGTGGTGGAAGGCCGCGTTCGACCAGCTCAACACGTGGCTCACCAACGAGAAGTTCCAGGATGTCGTCTGGAGCATCGTCGTTGGAATCCTCACCTTCCCCGAGGACGCCTTCGATCAGATCGACAAGTGGTGGAAGGCAGCTTTCGATCAGCTCGACAAGTGGCTCACCGTGGAGAACATCGTCGGCACTACGTGGAAGATAATCAAGGGCATCCTCACGCTCCCCGAGGGCATCTCCGACGTAATCGACAAGTGGTGGACGGACCTGTTCGATCAGATCGACAAATGGTTCGACGGTCAAACCGGCGGCCTTTGGAGTGGCCTCGTCAACTCCTTCAAGAGTGCGATCAACTCCATCATCGGAATCTGGAATGGGTTGGATTTCACGATGACCCTGCCGGGCTTCCTTGGTGGCGGCTCGGCGACGATCGGGATGCCCGACATCGACCCCATCCCGATCGGAAACGCCAAGGGCAACGTGTTCACCAGCGACACGACCGGCCTGTTCCGCTTCGCCGAGACGTCACGGGCTCGGCCCGAGGTCGTCTCCCCGGTGTCGCTCATGGCCGAGACGTTCCGCCGCGAGCTGGCCAACGCTCCGGGCAACGGACGAGCCCTCGTCATCGAGGGCGGGCTCAACATCACCGAGGCCGCATCGGCAGCCAGCGTGGTCGACGAAATCCACGCCCGGCTCGGCTGGATGCTGACGACAAGGGCGGAACGCTGATGTCGAACTGGACCGCCACCATCCGCACGCTGACGATCGGCGACGGCACCGACTACCCGATCCTCCAGCCCGGGATCAGCGGGCTCGGCCTGCCGGCGGTGCGCGCCGCCGACCAGCCCCGAGGACACCTGTCGGGCGACGTGGGCGGCGACGACGTGTTCGAGAAGCGCACCCTCACCATCCCCGTGGGCATCAACAAGGACACCGCCGAGCTGGCCATGGCCGCCCTCGCGGCGCTGAAGGCGGCGTGGGCGCCGGCGTCGGCCGACATCCCCCTGGTGCTGACCGTGGCCGGCACCTCGTTCACCTACCAGGGCCGTCCCCGAGGCTTCGAGACGGACGTGTCGTTCCTCGGCGCCGGCTTCATTTCGGTGCTGCTGACGTTCGAGGCGCTGAACCCCTTTGCGGCCGGCGACCCGGTCGACGTGGCGGTGTGACGTGGCCATCAACAACCCCGGCACCGCCCCGGTCTGCACCCAGTGGCAGCTCACCATCACGGCGTCGGCGGCCCGCATCACCGTCGCCAACCCGACCGACACCGAGCCCCCGCTCGTACTGACCGGCGTCGTATCGGGCCACTCGATCGTCGTGGACGGCGCCGCTCGCACCGTGATGGACAACGGGACGCCCCACCCGACGCTCGTGGCCCCCGGCTCGGGCTGGCCGGGCCTCGTCCCCGGCCCCAATGCCTTCACCGTCGTGGGTGGAACCGGCACGTTCAGGTTCACGCCCCTCTACCTCTGAGGTTCGCCCATGGCGGCTATGACCGAATACCTGAAGGACAAGCTCATCCAGCATGTCCTCTGCCACGTGGCCTACACGTCGCCGACGACGGTGTACCTGGCGCTCTACACGACGCCGCCCACGGTCGGCGGCGGCGGCACCGAGGTCACCGGCGGCTCCTACGTCCGCAAGGCGCTGACGCTCACCTGGGGCGGCGCTGGCACGGGCTCGGCGTCGAACGGCTCGGCGGTCAGCTTCACCGGGATGCCCGCGTGCACGGTCGTGGGCGGCGCCGTCCTCGACGCGTCCAGCGGCGGCAACATGCTCCTGTTCACGCCGGCCACGACGCCCCGCTCGGTCACTGCTGGCCAGTCGATCGACGTCCCCGTCGGCGACTTCGTGGGCAGCTTCGACTGAGCCCGTGGCCGACGTCGAGTTCATCTTCGAGGGCGAATCCGACCTCACCGTCAGCCCGCTCGCGCCGCCGGGGCCGCTGGAGTTCATCTTCCAGTCCGCGTCGGAGGTGGTGCTCATCACCCCGCCGCGGGGCAAGCGGTGGCGGGTGGTCGTCACCGACGTGCACGGCACCGTGCTGGGCGAGCTGCCCTACGCCGTGCTCTCCACGATCAACTTCGAGCTGAACGCACCCGAGGACTTCGAGTTCACGCTGCTCCAGAACGATCCCGGCATCGCCCTGCTGGTCGACACGCCGTTCCGGGAGGTGCAGGTGTGGCGGGGCGACCAGATTCTGGCCTGGGGGCCGGTGACCCGCATGGCTTACGCGAAGGACACGTTCGTG